GTCTATGAGCTCGTCGGGATCGATAGTCTTGTCAGATTCGCTAAGGGCGTTACACAACATCACAAAGGTTGTCACGGGCAGGTCGTAGAGAATGTAGGTTGGAGTCAATTTCAACCAACGGGCCAAGCCCGCAACGAGCTTCGCCCAGTTTACTGAACCCGAGGTATTCGAAACGCTTGGAAAAAATCCGACAAATCTATCATGTACTCGTAGGCTTTGAAAACCTTTACCAAGTCAACAATGCTCCACTCGTTTATGATCTCTTCGATTTCCACAACGTGTTTTTCGCGGGGCCTACCATCCAGAATGACTTGAACGATTTTAGCCGCAACGTCAACGTGTTGTTCGAACAAGCTCATTAGTTCGTCAAGCGCTTGTTCATTCTCAGTCAGCTTTTGCGCCACCTTCAGTCTCTGCAGTGAAATCTCAGTGAACAGCTTCTCTACGTTGTTCATAACCCAAAGCGTAGGTGGCATGATTGTGTACCTTTTCCCCGCGACCTCAACATCCACAGGACTTGGCGCAAGCTTCATGAACTGCTCAAATTCAAGCCTTTTTTCCTCAATCTTTTTGAGAGCTTCCTTTTCCTCTGCCATTCTTTCCCTCCTCTAAAAATTTAAAGGGGTGTCGCTGCTCACGCAGGACACCCCACACTTAAGATTAGACCGTGACCTGGAAGACTCCAATGTTTGTTTCTGAAGTACCTTGGAAGACTATGGTCACAACCGTGGCTGCGTCACGACCAAAGCTCGTGTCCACGTTAACTCTGGGCCTTACCTTTGTGAAGACGAAGATCTTCTTTTTTCCGTCCAACACCGCGGTTTCGAGTTTCAAATCCACAGGATCAGGGATTCTGTTTATCTGTTCAACAACAAGGGGCAACGAAGCGTTCGAGTCATAGACACCAGTGAAAGCGAGCTTGAGGTTAGATGCGTTTTGTTCCAACAATGGAACTTCAATTTCGAGTGTACCTCTCGTGGGCATCTCAAGCACAGGATACTGCGACTGGTCGCATTCCACAGCCGTAGTATCAACACCCAATCTGAACCTAACACCACCTTGAGTTTTTCCGAGGTTATTCCACGGTTTTGATTCGTTCAGTGTCGGGGGATTTCCAGACCACGCCGCAACACTCGTATTGGGAGAGACATACACACCACTGACTCCCATCGTCAGAGACATTTTATCTTCCTCCTTTCACAACAATCAGTGGTATTGTGAGAATCACTGTGTAATAGTTATCATCCAAGAGCCTTTGAATACCGAGCTCACGAAAGTCAAATCTCACGGTGTTTCCTTCAACGACAACTTGCTCGTGTTCAAGTATTTCTTCAAGCAGATCTAAGATCCTGTCTTCGATCTCAGCGCCGGCCCGATAATGAGCCTTGAAAGCGAAATCAACTGTGAACTCAACCTGTAGAGTGTTTTCAGCGACTTCTTTGAATCCTCCTATGCTAATTGTCGCGCACGGAAATCTGTATTCGCTCGTGAAAGGGATCTCGTAGTCATACACTTGCATTTTGAATGTCGAACCCAGCCACTTTGTAAGGGTGGCTTTAATCTCCTTCAGCATTGTCACACCGCCTTCGCTCCTAACCTCTGCTCAATGTACTGCGCAAATTCCTTTTCGAAGAGCGCCGGGTTCACTTGGGGTCGCGCAGGCATGCGTCTCGTGCCTGTTTCGTGAAACTTCCAATACCTCATCTTGTTGAAAGCCGTGATCGCCGCCATTTTTGAGCTCCTGCTGACTTTGAACACGTTACTTGCTTGCATTTTGCCTGTTCGAATCAAAGGATCGAGCGGATAGCCATGCAAAAGCTTATCTCGTATCGTTCTTCGCGCCAAGGGCTTCCATTGAACGGGATAGCCGCCTTGAAGATACGCGCGTTGAACGAGTTCGTTCCATTTATCCGCCAGACCCAACGCGGCAGTGTACACACCCTGCCTCAACTGTTCAATTTCTTGTTTCACCACATCTTTGCTGAGCTTGATACGTACTGTCACCATTTTTCAAACTCCTCGCGGCTTAAAATTCTTTCGTCGCTTTTGACTATCAATCCGGTCGTTTGCTTTGATTTTGCCGAAGCGTAAGCTTGCACCTTGTTCGTGACAAAAGTCACCAATTGATTTGCAAGCTCAAACTGGCCCTGACGCAACAGCAGGCGTGAAAGCGTCTCGTAGACGATGAGCTCCTTCCTCTGTTCCTGATCCATCTCTGAAAAAATGGTGTTTATTTTAGCGCATGAAGCCTCCAAAATCTTATTGAGAGTGACTTCGTCGATGATAAGGTCACCGTTATCGTCAACGAATGGTCTCAAAAACTCTCTGGGTGCGTACACCAAGAATTCCCTGAGGGTCATAGCATCACCTCAAAGGCCCGCGCGTGAGCGCGCGGGCTCCCGTTAGAATCAGACTGTTACTTCAAGAACCTTGATTCCGTAGCTGTTGGTAATGTAAACCAGAGGTTTGCTGAGCACAGTGATAACCTTTGCCGTTCCCCTGTTCACTACGCTTTCCTTGACCAAAACATCTGTCACGATGGGTCTTCCAGATGGCTCAAGCTCGAAGTCAAAGATCGCTCCATAAGCGAGGTTCCAAATGCTCGTGTGCGTCATGATGACCATCGAATCCGGCAAGTAAGGCATCTTGTTGCCAGTTGCTAAATCGATGTAGTAGCCCTGATAGACATAAATGTCTGGAATTCCGAACTCTGGGAAGCTCCCGAGATAGAACGTCGTGCCGGACACTCTTGCGGGCTTGATGTTACCCCAACCGAAGGTGTTGCGATTGATGAACTTCTCAACTTGTGCATTGTTGAGGAACGCATCCACGATGTTAGGCGAGAAGATAATTATGTTTGGCATCATGCCGAAGTTGCGGGTGAAATCGTCCACAGCGTCTTTCAGATCAGACAGTACGCGTGCGTTACTTGCAAAGCTTATGTCCCCAGCTGGTGGAATCCCGTAGTCGATTTGAATGTTTCTCACACCATCGTCATAGCTGATCTTTCCGGTGCTGAGCACTTGCGCGAACATGAGTTCAAGTCGCCTTTTGAGCCTGTTTTTGAGTTCAGTCAACTTAGGAGTGTAAAGCGCGGCAAGCGAAGCGACAATATCGTTTGCCGTGTCCAACACACCCTGGTTCACTATGTCAAGTCTCCAGTCGTAAGCGAGTTGGCCAACGTTAACCTGATCCTCTTCGAATATCTGTAAGACTCTTTGCGTTGCTTCTTCGACCTTGACCGAAATGTTCACCTGCTTTGGTGGGTCGCCAGGCAAGCCCAAGCTTGCAACACTCATGGGTTGGCGCACGATCCTGTAGGTGACGAACTCCGTGAGCAACTTCTGCACATTCGAAGGCGGTACTAATGTCTTTTGTAGAAACAAATCTTCGGTTTGAATCTCGTTGTATACCTTCGTGAGAACCTTCCACGGGACAGGAGTCACAACAGTCGCCACTTTTTATCCCTCCTTATGCGGCTCTTTATCTCGTGACCTGTTGTCTGTTGAGGATGTAGATTTTCACGTTTCTGAGTGCGGCTTTCACGTCCTCAGACACGGTGCCTATCTCGTCTTCGAAGAAGGTGCCCTCGAACGCGACTTTTGCGTAGACGAGCGAACTTCCAGCCGGAACGTCTTCCATCAAGATGGCGCACGGAACGCCTGAGCTGTAGGCTTTGTAGGCTGCGCTCGCCGTGTCGAACTCGAGGATGGTACCCTTTGCAAGGATATTCTGGCTGTTCGGCATAACCGGCACGAGCAGCTCATAGATAGGCTTTGTCAGAGTTTGCAACATGCTTCACTCCCTCCTTCACGTGTTTTTGATGTAACTCAACCACGCTTCCGCAAGTTTCTTCTCAAGCGTGTCCTCCACCTGCGGAGGTTCTGCATTGGTAGAAATCTGGTTCAACAACTCAGGAGCGGCAAGACTTGAAGCAATTTCATCTAAGTCTTGCTCGAGCTCAGGATGAGCAAGAAGCTTCTCAGCCAACTTTTTTGCCGCAACGGGGGCGACACCTTTTTCAGTCCATTCGGCGTACTTGAGTTTCACATAAACCTCATTGTATTTCTTCTTCATTTCCTCCAGCCGCGATTCGTACTCACTTTTCAGCTGTTGCAGTTCCTTTTCCTTCCGCTCAAGCTGCTCTTTTAACATCTTGACTTCATTTTCCTTCTCACCGAGCTGCTCCTTTAGTTCCTTGGTGTCCACTTTCTCTACCTCCTGTTCCGCAAAATGAAATTCCGGGGGTTCCTTGTCAAACTTGCGGTACAATGCGCTTAAAAACTCATACACTTTCTGTTTGTGTTCGCGAGGTATTTTCACTCCACCGCGAGCTCCCAGTAAAGCTGCCATTGCCGCTCGAACACCACTCCAGTAGATGACGAACTCACCACCTTCAAGTTTTGCAAAGGGCAGCTTGTAGGCTTGTTTGTTCTCAGGCCAGCCACTCGAACCAATCTCGAAATTCTTCATGTCAACATATGCGTGCACTCTTGCGAATCCACTCCAGCCTTTTTGCTCAAGAATCTTGTTTTCGTCTTCGGT